TGGATTCGTTAAACACAGACCACAGCAAGATGGCATCCGAAGGTGGAGATACAAAATCCCTCCCCATGCCAAATTCTCAACCGAAAGTTGATCTAGTACTTGATCTTCAATTCGGTAGTACAGGCAAAGGGCTGATTTGCGGGTATTTGGGCGAATCAGGGGATCATGACACTTGCATAACGGCTAACATGCCGAATGCTGGGCATACTTACATCAATCAGGCCGGGACAAAATATATATTTAAGGTACTGCCGAGTTCGGCGGTATGCCCCAGTATAAGGACGATAATGATCGGCCCGGGGGCGGTATTTAGCCTCGACCGGTTGAAAGAGGAAATGGTGTATCTTAGGGCGGACCAGACCCTCCGGATTCATCCTGCTGCAATGGTGCTGACTCCAGAGCATCGGAAAAAAGAAATGGCGACGTTAGGTCATATCGCCAGTACGTGCCAAGGTAGTGCAGCTGCCATGGTAGACAAGATATGGAGGGGCAACCCATCCATGGCTAAATACGTACTCAAGGACACCAAATTTGAACAGTACCTTTGTACTCACGCCGAATGGCAGATGCGATTAGCAATGTCAGACGGTATACTTGCAGAGGGGTCGCAGGGCTATAGTCTCGGGATTAACACGCATTTCTATCCCTACACTACCAGTCGTGATTGTGGACCTGCGGCCTTTCTCTCTAACATGGGCATACCTCTTGGGATGCTTAGTCGAATAATCGGCACCTGTCGTACCCTGCCAATCCGTGTCGGGGGGACAAGTGGCGATTGCTATCCGGATCAGGAGGAGTTGACTTGGGAAGAATTAGGTCTCGAACCTGAGTTAACGACTGTCACCAACCGGGTGCGCCGCATCTTTACTTACAGTAAGTTGCAAATCGAGGAGGCCATTTGGTGGTGTGACCCTGATCTGGTCTTCCTCAACTTCGCCAATTATGTCGACAAAGACTACGTGTCAAATATCGTGGCCCACATCGACACTTTCAGTACGGTTCGGTGGGTCGGGTTTGGTCCCGCCTACCAAGATATAGGAGTAGTGTAATGCCAGTAGAACTAGGCGGCGTCAATGCCGACATTAGGGTAATTTCTAGGGCTATTAAGAAGTGGGCCGATGAAATTATGCCCCAGCGTTTGCCAGCAGACGCAATCAAGAAGCTCTCAATGGAGGAAGTGCCAGAGTTATGGAGAGCCTTAAAGGACTATGGAACAGTGGACCCCGGTGAAATAGCCGATGTCCTGATCCTTGCCCTTGACATCTGTGAATTGTCTAAAATCGACCCACTGGAGGCGATACACGATAAGATGTTAATCAACCAGAGTCGGACGTGGAAATTCGAACACGGGGTGTTACAACATGAAAATAAATGACATTTTACGGGCATCGGGCGTCACCCGGTGGCACATAGTCCGGACTGTACGCCCCCAGAGCCTAGCGGAGCATACGTTCGACGTGTGTATGATTGCCCGGGCGATAGCTAAGATAGCGGGGTACGACGATGCGGAAATTACTAAGGCAGCACTACTCCACGACCTTGATGAAGTTGTCACGGGTGACTTCCCAACTCCGACTAAGAGTCGAGCGCGTGATAATGGGTGGGAGCTTAATGACCTATATAAGAGCGTCACGGGGCGGGAACTTAGTCAAGACGAATCGACTATCATCCACTTGGCCGACAAAATGGCCGACCTCCACTGGCTGTGGTTGCATGCGCTTGGACCCCATGCTAATCAAGTGTATGAGAACATGGCCGAGTACTACAATCAGTACGTGCGGTCCGATTCGGTACCGGATAACATTCGGGAAGCGGCACTTGAGGTTCAACAGCAGATGTTATCTGAGGAGTTTACAATATGAGCCGGGGCGAACAAAAAATGTGGAAGTACCTTCGCCCTAAATTGAAGCCATATGGACACTTTGAGAGGATTGAAAGTCATGAAACAGCTATCGGAACTCCTGATGTCGACTATTGTATCGGGGGATATTGCAATCATATTGAACTCAAATTTACGGAGAGTGAAAAACGAGGACTTCGACTTCGCCCTTCACAGGCTTCTTGGTTCCGACGAAGAACTAAAGCTGGTGGTCAGCCGTGGCTCTTGGCACAAGCTATTGTTCGTAACAAGCGGGGATACGTACTGGTTCCGGGTACGAACGTACCGGCTTTGGCCCGTACAACTAGAATTACCGATTGGTTAATGGCAGGAGTAATGGTATGGGAAGATCAAATAGTGATAGAGGAATTGATGGTATTCTTAAGCACCTTCCTGATAACGGAACCACAAGACGGTGGAAATGGTGCCCAAGAACAAGAATCCTCTGGATTGATATTGCCATCAACAAAGTTGACGAGCTAGACTGGGCGCACAAACAAATGATGCGTCGGGGGCCGTGTATTGTCATGCTCCGAGTTTATCAGGTTATCTGGACCTATTACTCAGGTGCAGCGTCGCCCACCAGTTATATGAACACCACTATTGGCAGACACCAATACGATCTTATGGACGACGCTTTCTCACTCGCTTCTTCGGCTTCTTGGAATGAGAGATAAACTTCTTGGCAGCTTTCTTGCCGATGCCTATCTTGCCCCTTCCAGAGGCCGCAGCGTACATTGCACGTTTCTGCTTGGCTGATTTGAATGGCATTATTTAGCCTTCCCTTTCACCTTTTCAACTGTACGCATCGTCCCCAACAGTCCGAGCATACCAAGGGTGAGTTGCATGATTACAGTCGTTGGGAGTTCCGGCCCGGGCTTATCGGTGATCCACTGAATCCATGGATTGATCAGCATCATGTTGAGTACCCCCATGCCGCAAACCCAACCGATCCAAGGACGCCAGCCAGCGACAAAGATTGACCGGTGCTGGGCCTCTACCTTGTTGATCTCGGTTTGGACCATATGCGGCTGTTGGGCAATCCGCATGCGAATCTCTTCGTGGGTCAACTTCTCGTCTTTCGACGTAAACAGACCATCAAGCACGTTCCCTACGGCTGATATAGCGGGAATAGCGTCGCCAACGCCGAAGATTTTGCTTAAGAAGCCCATCAGTTGAGCAGGATCAGGGCCAAAATCACCATAGATATGATGTAATGGATGCCGCTCCGATATTTGGCCTCAAAGGCCTTTACTGCCAGTAGATATTTCATTATACCGCCCTCAGGCCCAGATCATAATGGGTGCCTTTAGCATCCCGGTAGGCCGTTAAATCTTGCAACCGGACATCAACTTCCTCTGGCGATATTCCAACGTGTACCCACTGTCCGAATTCGTGGATAACTTGGTCGTACGGTAATGCAGCCGCTTTTATGTGTTCAGCAGCTTCTAGGGGGGTTAGACCATTGATGATAAAGTCTGCCGCCCTTCCGTCCATGTGCGCGGAAGTGGTGGACCCACCTATGAGTTGATTGAGTTCCAACGGACGATAACCGGACGTAACTGAAACAGGAAGCCCAATTATATCCCTGATGGGTTGAAGAATATCAACACAGAGACGCCGTAAGTTATCAATAACCTCGATAGGTGGGTCCATGTTAATTCCATGTCGTGCCGCAGTTTGCGACCGCAGGAACTCGTAAAGATAAAAATTATCTGTTAGCTTCATTGATCAGGTACTCCGTAAAGATTGTCTCAAATCGCTCTTGCGACTCAAGCGCCGTAGCTATGTTAGTCTCGATGTTCTCGATGCTGCCCTTGATCACTTCCACGTCAGTTGTGATCTGGGTGGTGTCGGGTATTACAATCTCGTCCAGCTGGGCCTTAACCTCGGTGGCGATCCAGAACTGCGCCGCCATCCCAAGTACGGCAAGCACAAACCCGCCCCCAAGAAAGCTGCCAACTGAAATTATAACGGTTTTAGTCTTCGGGGTCATTTTCAAGCCTCTGTATAGTTTGTCGTGCGTAATCGCGTCGTTGCTGCGCTTTACGTGCAGCGGCTCGATTACCCGCTTCAATTCTGGCGAGACGGTCTTCAATGCTATCGTCGACTTTTTCATGCTCGACCCGATATTCCTCAAGGTCATAGCCCCCGCTTCCCTCTTTCATTACGGGGGCTGGTGCTGGGGGTGGTGGTCGGTATTCAGTGGTGTCAATACACTCTTCTACGGAGCCGTACACTTTCCTGAACCGTCTAACAGAACAGCGCATCATTGCCGCTTCATGGTGTTTACCATCGGCGTCTAACCCATCAGCCACACACATAGTGTTAAGATGTGTACCCTGCCATAATCCGAACAGTATCGAGTGGGTTGCAAGGCACTGGTTAATGTCCATGTCGCCACCGGACATGCCATAAACGGTACTACCCTTTATGTTTGTAGCGACGTCCCCCGTTACGAGGTCATTCTCGATTTCGATGTCGTCACCGCTGGCGAAAGCCAGCATCGGTAGTAATAGAAGTAAATACCTCATACGTTTGTCGCCATCCTCGCAAGCTGTAGACCGCTATTATCGTAGTCATGGGGATTACCATCAAAAATTCTGGGCGCTTGGTGGATTATACTCAAGGGAAATAAGCCCATCTGGTGTGTTGGGTGTAATGATTAGCGCTAGATGGGAAAGGGGTATAACCTTGTTCGAATTCAGAGTAGGCAATACCGGGGTTCGTATACTTAAACTTAAAATTGACCCACATGGTGTCTACGGCTGGACCAACATCCCCACTATCGTTTACACCAATCGATGCGATTGTCTCCATACCCTCTGGGTCGGTAGAGTCAACTGTTGGGGTTAATGCTCCGTTATTATTTCGTCTTCTAAACTCCCAGAGCATAGCAAACGCATCCGGATCATTGGTGGTATTAAGTGCCAAGGAAGTACCGGGCGGGAAGCCAACGTCCCAATCATCACCGATATTTGGCGTATTGAGGAATCCGCCTTGAAATAGGGCAGGTGTATCGGTAAAATCAGTCTGGTGCCGAATCCTGCACATAAAGGCAACCATCAGATTAGTGTGGGCAGTAATACCAAATTCGTCCGCTGCGGTAGCGTCTGCCTTTCTCCTGAAAATTTTAACGGAATTACTAAGTCCAGTAACTACCTGAGTCCAATCGCCCGGATTTGATGGCTGTGAAAGAATTCCGCTACTAGCGATGATAACAAATAAATCATCGTCTACCCCAATACTGGGCGGTTGCGGAATATTTTGTGCGCCCTGACCATCAACAAGAGAATTATACCAACCCGGGGCGACAGCTTCGATACGGATAAGTCCCTGTTCAAAGCCGCCAACAGCGCCAATATAAACACCGGGTGCTTGGTGAATTATACTCATGGTGTAAAGTTCGTCGTGCCCCACCACCAAAACTCGGTCGGGCTGCGCTTCCAAAGTGAGCCAAGGAACCCCGTCTGCAGGGTCCAAGATTGCGTCGCTGTCTTGGTGGTTCGAACCCCGGCTGCGCTTATATGGATCGCAGTAACGCCCGTACCCACTAATAGAGTAACGTCCCCGGCACCTTCATTGGACATACCATACAATCCACCATCAGCGACAGTCGCATCTTGATCAATAGTCCACGTTTCAGCGTCGGCATCCTCATTGAGGACCATGGTACCATTGCCATCGAGGTCGAAGGTATAGGCCCCGTCTTCCAACTTCGGAGCCATGATGTTGTAGCCCACTACGCGCAGGACCCCAAGCGTGTCCGATGCCCTAAGAAGCGACCCGGTTTGGAGTGTTATATCTACCCCACCAAGGACAGCTTGTATGATCATGTCCTGAGTGGCACCATCTACAAAGCCGATTTCCCCTTGGACGACACTACCAGCGTCTAAGAAACGCATGGAAACTAAAGAGGAAGCACCGTTCTCAACGTTATCCTGCAGGTGCAGAATGTCGTTATCGGAACCTTGAAGCTGTAACCGCCCATTCAGCGCGAGGAACGTGGTTAAAGCTACCTCATACAGCTTGGTGGTGTTATTCCACCGGAGCAGCTGGCCTTCAATCGTGCCGATCGGTAGAGCTTGGATTGCCACCACGTCGCCCGTGAGGTCTTGGATCATCATTGTTAGCCTGTCCAAGGCGTCTTCGTGCGAACCCGAATCGAACGGATCGTAACGGGTGTAGTCCAACAACTGACTCTGCGGAGTGGATCGCAAGATCGTGAAGAACTGCAAGTTTGGCGGAGCCACCAAATAAGTAGCCGTTCCACCCGGGGTGGCTTCCTGATCCACGTTCAGGGCAAAGGTGTCGAAATCATCGAGGAAATCAACACTCAGCCAATTGACATCATCGACCCTAAACGCAAAATTGAATACAGTTTGGATTCCATCGCCCGTATAATCGATGGAATTGCCTCCAGTTTGAACGGTCATAATCTAGTCCTTAGTTGGTCTTTCCTTTTCTAAACAGTCGTAGACAGCCCCAACCATGCCGACACCGTAAATAACGCCGACCAGTTCTTTGAGCAGAGCAACTTCCTCAGCTGTGAGTTCAACATCGCCACCTGCATGGACTGTTTGCAGTAGCCTGTAGATTTTGAGCTTGTCCTCACCTGTCTTGTGTTCCTGTGGATTGGCATTAACGCATGCCATCATAAGCACTTTACCCAACGTTACTGGCGAATCGTCCTCTCCTTCCGTGATGGGCTTGCCATCAAACCCTACTAACTCTTCTTCCATATTGTATTTCATTATTGTTCTCTCTTATTGTTGTGGTTTGAAAAATTGTGGGCCTTCGGTAGGCTGATCAATAATGTACTGCTTGAGTTCTGGCGGCTTTGCCTCACCCTCGAATCTGATCGCCTTGACGAGTTCCCCATACTGTTGTACACTTACTTGATGCTTAATAATAACATCCCTACCATCGGCCAACTTGTACGTATTGTTGTCACCGTGATGCTCGATAAGGAAGCCCAGCATAGCCAGCCTGCCCAATTTACTGCCCTGCGACAGAGCGTCACGCAATGCCCCATCACCGAATGAGTTAGGACCGATCTGGTCTTGTTTTACAAACTCCTCCCATGCGCTGGTTTGAACTAGCGCGTCGACGTTTAATGCGCGCATTTCGCCCATGATCACTTGATACTTATCGTACAACCAGCCCTCACCCTCGTCCAAAGCATATAGATCAATGCCATCACCACGTCCCTTGGGCCATTCGATGGTCTTATTGGGGATGGATACTGGAACACGGGCATAGGCCAATGCCATGCTCGCTGGGTCAGAGTCCTGTGGGTCACGTATATTGAACGGCATCACACCACGGAAATAGGCATTACCGTAAGTATTCTTAGCGTCGCCCCTCCAATCTCGTTGGGGTGTCAAATCCTTAGAATGATACGGCGAAGCATTCATCATTTGCTTCTCTATCTGAGTCAGCAAATTCGTACTGGTCGTACTACGAGGTATTTCATCCACCGGGCGACGAAGATCACGCATTATGTTAGGCACAACAAATGAGTTAACCATGCTAGCCATAACCGACCTTACTCGACCTGTTTCTTTGGACGAAATGGCGGTTATTAGATCACTTGCCGTAGACAGATAGGAATCGTCCAAGATCATGTCCGCTGTGTACAATAATCCTGCGCCCATCCACTCAACCCCAACCTTATCCTCTGGACGGAGTAAGGAATAGAAGTCGAATACCGATGCAATGGTGCCCAATGATTGTCCAGCCGGGTCCAACCGAGAAATATCAACCCACTTGTCTCCCGTCCACCACGCTTTGACTGAGGTTGCTTGCCACCCGGCAGCTTCCCACACTTTGCGTTCTTCCCAGTTGGTGGGTCCAGCGCCGGTAATGTTACCGTTCTCGTACATTTCGTACACGCTCAGCCATAAACCAGCAGCGACGGTCAACCGGGCTAGGGCATCTTGGCTCTCTGATGCGGTGCCGTGCATAATGTTGTCAAAAGTCTTGCTAGGCGATAGGATTGTATTAGCCCCAATCATTTCCATTGAGTAACTAAGCAAATTGGCCGGAGTACGGACAAAAGGCACAATCATATTAACTATCAAACTCTTGTTCTGGGCCGAAGATACGCCTCTGGCTAGAGCCGCTAATACGCCGCCATACACATTTGGATCATTGGTGTAGGTTTGTTTGGCAGCGAATTCCTTGGCCGTACGCTGCATGGTTACATCTGGATCGTTTACATACTCCCTGTACTGTGTCTGGTAGTCCATCCCACCATGGATTTCGTCAGCCCGGGCCTTAATGCTAGCCTGTTTATGTATCTCAGACATGTAATACTGATTCTTGAAGAAGGCATCGCCAGCCTCAAGCAACCGGACCGGGGTGGTGCCTAATTTGCCGTACCAAGTCTCGGGTACATTGACAACGTTATATCGCAAGCCAAGCTCATTCCAGACCTTACCTCCGCCTAGGTGCGACGCTTCTGGGCCAATATCATTGCCCAAAGCAATTTCCTTGGCTAGGGCTAAACTATCCCGAT